CACGCCCCGTGTAGGGGGACAGGAGAGGTGTAGCTCTCTTGTGGCTGATGAGGTAACTCGCCCATCAGTTGGTGACAGCGGTCACCGAAGCAACCCTAATGGTTGCCAAGCATCGCCAATCGAGAAACGTGGAATACTAACCCGCGCTAAATCAAACGCTAGACCTACCACTGGTAATTATAATTTTTTAACACCTAGGTCCACATTAAGATTTAAAAGTCCATCGTTGACTGAGCTCTCAAGCGTACGCTCAGGTCATAGGATAGTATTTACTCAGGTCATGCCATATCGACCGAGTGGAGATAGTCACTACACGTATATAGGCCTTAATCCTTATTATCGCCCGTCCGTTACTACGTGTATTTCAGCTTTGTTAGGTTTCCGGGTCAATGTGGAACCTGAGCATGTTGAACTTGTGGCTTATAAGTATGAGGGCACTGTCTTTTCTGTGCCAGTTATAGACGTCACGTCTAGGTTGCTGTGTATAAAGCATCCTGATGGTTATCAGCTTTATAGGGTCGTTGTTAATAGATCCTTTGATTTGGTTGTTACTGTCATATTAGATCCGATAGAGACCTATCATGTCAGATGTTGTTACTTTTCGTGTGGGGATGAGCTCCAGCGAAATTATTCTGATTATTTGTTAAGGTATAGGCGGTCAGATTGGATCTTGGATACGGGAGATGTTATTCATGCTCTCGGTTTTAGTGACTCTACTGGACAGAAGATGGTGTCCTTGCAGGTTGCAGCATACGTTAGTTGCGACCTTCCCTACGAGGATTTTATAGGGATTGATCTGCGGAATGGTTCTAAGTATTCAGTTACATCTGTGGAACATAACTTAGCTATATATAAGTGTAAGTCGTCTTTAAAGAAGGCTCCTTTAGTGGCTAAGGCAATTATGTCCCATTTACGGATCACTGATTTCCCCGCGGACGGTACTTCATTATTGGAGGGTGGTCTAGGAGAAGCCACAGTATTGAAACTGGACAATAATCCGGTGAATTGTGATATAGATAACCCCCCTTGTAAACTTGTACCGGCTTTAGTTACCCATGAAATGGGACTGATAGCCAAGACTAAACAAGCAGTTGTTGAAGCGGAAGAGGTGAGAGTTAAGCCTTATCTCAACAACGTGAATGACAAGTTTATTGTACAGATTACCGAATCCCTTTTAGATAAGATGTTCCCTAAGGAACAGCGCTATCTAGGAGTTCCTTTATCTTTGGAAGAAGCCAGAGAAAGGGAGCGACCTACACAAAATCGCAGTTTTTCTCTTGTTGAGAACGACGTTATTGATCCTGATCCCAAGAAAATGAAGATTTTTCTTAAGACAGAGCCATCCAAACAGGATAGTGCCCCACGGATCATCTCTAATCCAGATGACCATTTGCGGGTATTCTCGCGTGTGTTTGGTGAACCTCTATCAGATTATTTGAAAAACCATACTTTTCTTAAGGACCATTACGGTTTTGTGCAACCTAGTAAATTATTCCAGATGTGGGATCTCCTTGAGAGTTCTAATGATGTACTATCTGAGACAGATATGTCCAAATTAGATGCCTCCATAAATTTAATGTCACGAACTTTCGAGAGGAAAGTTGGTTA